GGCATCCATTTGGTCACGGTGTACTCGTCTTTCCCGTCGCGTTCACCCGTCTTTTTCATCCCCAGTACTTTGTAACCGAAACTGATTTCGGTCCGCACGCCGTCCACAATATCGTTGAGCATCTCGGTCCCGATCGCGTTCCGGCTGAGCTTAACCGTGGCGTGCCCTTTTTCGCTGCGAACCGCGTAGTCGACGACTTTCCCGCCTACTTTATTCCAATCGTGCCCGTCCAAAAACGGTACTGACCGGTTAGAAAGCCGCGTAGTGTCGATTGCTTCCAGATCGTGCGAAAGCCGTTCGTAATAGACTTTCGTCTCGACGTGGCGCAGGATCGGTTCGGATGAGGAAAAACTCATTCGAATCAAGCGTTTATCGACGTCAATCGGCGATTCGCCTTCCAGTGTCAATGCTCTGGTGACGATAGGAAGATCCATACTTATTTTTAACTACTCGCGACTGGGCCAATGCTCCTATTCTTTAACACCTGCTGCCGTTTTTAGCGCCGTTCGGTTTCACTGCTCAGGGTCGCATTGGCGTTGCCTGCGCTTGCTCTTTAGCAGCTTCCTCCGAGATTCCTGGTTCGACTGCCGGATTTTCCAGACTCGATTCGACTTCTGGCTTCTTGCTATATGGGTTCGTAAACACTATTCCGCGCGCTTCCAGGTCGTCTCGCTCATCTTCGACTTCGTCAAGAAACTCGTCGTAATCCAGCCCTAAGTCAGCCAGTTCTTTACGCCGCGTCGAAAGTCCGCCATCGATATTGCCTAGCGACGCTTGACTATCCTTTTGCGGATCGATGTAACTGTAGCCGCGCGGACGCCAAGTCATGCTAGTTTTGATGGCGTCAATCTGGGTGAACGATGTTTGAATAGCTCCTGCCAACACGGCGCATTCAAGCCACGCGTCAAACACCGCTTGCTCTAATTGTTCCGACAAAAACCGTTGCAGAATTTTCCAGTTCTCGTTTTCGGTTTCCTTGGCAAAACGCGCGCTGGAATAATTGACACTTTCGGCGTCGTTACCAACCGTGTTGTACATCGACCCGAGCCCTGAACATATCGAACGCAGAATGTTTTTACGGAAATGCGGGTACATGTCGGAAGGTTGACCGGGGTCAAATGGCTTAAACTTGTAGCCCGCCGGTAATTCCGAGATTAGTCCCGGCGTAATTTCCTCAATGATACTTCCGTCTGGACGGCTTCCTTGTCCCTCGTACTTAGGGCTGTCTTTTTCTTTCTCGTAAAAGCCCATTTTCGCCGCCGAATTCCGTGCCGATATAACGCAGGCCTCTTCATATTTCCCGAGCATCCTAAGATCGATCATCGCGGGCGTAAACCAGCTCACCCCGCGGACACTCGTTATCCGGGAAGGCAACCATAAATGGATGAGCTCATTTGCGGGAACCCGAACCCGTTGCCCTGTGTACTGGTTCGCAAAAAGGTCTGCTTCGTAGAAATCAAGTAACCAATACGCTGCCGGCCGGCCGAGTTTGTCGGTCTCAACACCGGTTGTTACCCGGTTGCCCGTAGGCACGTTGGTTGTATTGTACCAGAGGTCTAGCGCATCAACTTCAATCAACTGGACGGCGAATCGCCACCGATTGGCATACCCGCGATGCAAACGAAGCAGTACACCGCCATCAACTGCCATCCGTTGCAAGGCTAGTTCATCACAGGTTTGCCCGCTCCAGAGCCCGGTGACCTCGTAATTGCCTCGGCGCCGGAATAGGTTCCATTCGGTCTTGATCTCTTTACAAAGGGTTTTATTAAGTCGGTTACCTTTCTGGAGCATGACTCGTGGATGCGGCCGGATTCCAGTAGACCCTAGCACGTTATTGCGCAATTCGCGTAAGAATGCCACACAATGGGAATTGTTCCGCTCCAGGTCGCGCGCCAGATAACAGACCCGGCGCCACGCGTTTAAAACCTCGTAACTGCCGCTTGTGGCCCAGCCTTGCCAGTCAGCGGTATATGGCCGCGGGATCGCCGCGTCATAGATTCGGGTCGCACTAAAAGGGTCTAGCTCACGTTTAAGCCATTCCTCAGTTCGACTCACGGTTGACGGCCCGAGAACCATCGGTGCGGGCAGCTTAGGCGGTTCCAAGCCCCTCTCAGGCGCACCGATAAAAAAAGTTTTTAAACTGTTTAAAAATCCCACGGATTTAATATTCGATGAACGTAGCGACACATTGTCGGTAACGCGCTGCGCCGCGGAGTTGGTCCTGCTCATCCTGTACCCGAGCAGCGATCGATTCCCGTAAGGAAAAGAGTTTGCTCAAGTCTTGAAATTTGTACATTTGCCCCTGGAACTGAACCTCGCTCGTTTTCTGGTTGCACAGCTGGATAATCACATTGTCAATCGCAGCCAGCATTTGCTGGAGCTTGGTGCGGTTCTCCTGAATCGGCGTAACCGAGATATCAGGCGCCACGGTAACTGAGCCTGAATCGATCGTGTATCGGTTCGCTCCTGAGTCAGTAACCGTTACCGTGTACAGGTACGGCGTCGCGATAGTTGTAGCCAGCGGCGCTGTCTGGCTGCCGGGAATTGTCCATCGAAAATATTCTGCGTCCTCGGTGGCGGTCGCCTGCAATTTAGTCACCCCGGCGGCAAAGGTGATTACCGCGATATAACCCGGACTCCATTGGGCGGTCGGCATCGAAAATTCCCACGTGTCGCCCGCAATCATCGGATCAGGAAAAATAACTGTAGGCGGCAATACCGGAACATCGGTCGACATGAGCTCAGCGTACCCGTTCATAATCTCTAATTACGCGCGAAAATGGACTCGCTACGGCCCAAAAAGCGGTTTTTCGCGACGGCTACCGTAAAGAATCTCAGATAATGACATTTCACCGGTCTCAATGATTGCCGGCGCCAAATTTCTCATTAAAAAAACCAAACGCGCGAATTCTTGCGAACTAAGCCGGTCGCGGTAACGTACCAGAGCTTTTGCCCGGGTCCCGACTAGCTCGCTAATGCGCACCGGCTTAAACTTGCGCTCACTCAATAACGCCCGCCGAACGCTCAAAATTGTTACATCAAAAAGTTTACGACTCCGATTAGGCGCTATGCCGTACACAACCGACATCGAATCAGCGCATTCGTGCCGCCGAAAGACAAAATTGCTTTCCACAAGGTTGCGCACCAGCCAGCGTTGGGCTTCCTGTTCAAACGGGCACGCCGATATCGTCCGAATATTCATGATCCGATAATGGATATCGGCCACAGTGTGCCGATGCTCGGCTCCATTAACATACAACGAATTCAAGAGACAATCGTCCAACGGACGGGTTCGAGCAGCTTCACATCGTTTGCGCCGCACTACATCAATCAAAACCCGTTCAGTCGTTTTTGTGATAAAACTGAATAACCGACCTTTGCTCGGGCAATAGCAACACTGTAATCCGCGGTTTAAACGCACCAGAGCCGCGTTTAAGAGTTCATCAGCCGGCAGGAATGCTGTGGTACCCCTGGTATTAATCAAACGCTCCACAATCGGCATAGCCAGTTTTAGGAGGTCGTTCAGATAACCCAATTCGCCCGAGTTTTTCCACGCCTTAAACAAGTTTAAAGCGCGTTCCTCGTCGAAGTAAGGCTCAGCCATATTTTACCAAGGGTTACAATAGCCTGTCCCGGGAATCCTACGCGGTGCGCCCGGGGGCGGTGAATTATTGATTTTGCCAGCCGCCACAATTTCAGGCTTAGGCGGCGCCCCGGGCCTGATTAGGATCGGCGGAACTTCAACCTGGGCGCTGGGAGGCTCGCTCGGAACCGGTGGCGGTTTCGGTCGCCAATCGTTTAAGGGCGCACTAGCCAACCACGCTTGCGCTTTTGAGTAGTCAGGATCGGCAATCTCTCGACAAGCCAGGTTTAAGACCCGTACATCAAGCGCCTCGTTTCGTGCATGCTGTGCCCGGAGCGCGAAATGCGGTGACGCACCGCCTAAAACCAAACGTTCAGCCGTCAGCTGCGAAAAATATGTCTCGTCATACCCGCAGTTCGAATTACTCGGAAAATGGCAATACCCAGGCCCCGGTTCAGTCAAACGCAAATTGGAGTAGAGCGTCTCTTTTGGCGTATCGACTTTGAGAATAAACAGTCGCTGATTACTGCCCCCGCTGCGGTTACACCAGTTGGGCGCAAACCCGGCATAACCCTTAGTCGCAAACACCAACCGCGGCGCGCATTTGCGCACAAAAGCGTACATCGCCCCCGGTTTATCGCCGGTATCAATCAGCGTGTAATATGGCGAGAGTCTGTGTCCGCTCGGATGTTTCCATTGCCGAATGATGTACTGGTCAACGTGGGTCCAAAATGCCGGCAGCTGCGGGTTGCCACGGATTACCCGATACTCGATCCCCCAGGTCTCGTCCCCCAGCCCCCAGCCAACCACTTCCATCTCTACCCGGTCACGTTGCACGTCAATGCCGCAGGAGAGCATTAAAACACGCTCAGGTAAGATCAATTCGCCCTCGTCCGTCTCAGCGTACTGTTCGCGCCGGCCGTGTAACTCCAGAAAATCCGGTGGCGGGTCAGTCTCTAGTTCGTAACTCTCGCCACAGACAAGGTTTTGCCATTCGCGCAAACCTTTGGTTGTTGCCTGTTCGGCTAGATAACGATCGACAAAGTAGTGTAACCAGCTCGTGTACCCGCTCTTTGGCGGACCGATCACCAGAAACGCGTTTGCCCAGTAACCGCGCCGGCTTTTGACCTTGGGCTTGGTCGCTATCCAGCGCCCGCGCCTGACCAGTTCTTGCCGTTGCAAATCGCTAAAATGGCGCCGGCAACACGGGCACTCCAGATAGGCTGCGCTCGGATCCTCGTCGATCACGTTCCCGCTCCCATCCAGTTCACGCGGCCATTTGATATGTAACCATTGAATAACGAAGCTTTGCTTGCACTTCGGACACTTCACAAACCATTTGCGCATATCGCTGCGCTCGTATTCTTTCTCAATCCGACTAAACCCGGTCACGGTCGGTGTACTGGTCCGGATCGAAAACGCGTTTGTGAACCGGGCGCTGCGTTGTTCAACCAACACAATAACGTCGCCCTCTTCATGATCCTTTTTCCCAACCATCTCAGGGTAACGGTCAACCTCGTCAAAAACCGTTAACCGCGCCGTGTGCGCCGTCAGTTGCGCTGCGGAATTGGCGCCGCCCGCTACTATCCACCCGCCAGGGTACACCTTGTGCGTAAGCGTGTTGAACCCACTCCCGAGCTTATCAGCGCCAACCTGTGTGTTTTTGCGGCTTACCAGCCTGCGCAACACCGGGATTGACTCAATTAACGGCGTCAGCCGGTTCTTGCTCCAGATTTGCGCGTTTTCCGCTGTCGGATGTACTACCACAACCGCGCTCGGATCCTGGTCAATCTGCCAAGCCAGTATCCCCTCAATCAAACTCGATTTACCAAGAAACTGGCTGCAAAACATCAGCGTCACGCTGGACACCTCCGGATCTAGAATGCAGTCCAGAGGTTCAATCTGGAACGGATCACAACGCCATTTGCCGGGCCGCGGACTACTGGGCGGCGCAAACCGATGCTCGTTTACCCATTCGCTCGGCTTAAGCGGTTTCCTCGGTTTGCACAGACTCAACAGGCCCTTCAAGAATTCGGCGAGTTCGGGGGCGACCTCGACGGGCTCTAACTTCGGTGGCCACTCCGCCGCTTTCTTCCTTCTCGCCTTTCTCGATATGGATCTGCTTCGTTTGCTTTTCTGCAACACCTTTTATCGCTAAGGGGTACGTCCCAATAGTTGATAACAAATCGTCTTTTACTGACTTCGGGATCGGTGCCGATATCACCACTTGACTAATGGCACCAAAAATGCTCGATAACGCCTGTAATAGCAAATCTTTATCGAGAAGCTCGGCGCGCATGAGCTGGTTGCGCAATTCCCAGTGGAGCGCTTTCTCGGCTGTCTCCTTTAGCCGCGCCTGATCAAACGCTAGACGCAGCTCACCCAGCGTCTTCTCGTCAACGTACAAAAGCGTGCCTGCTCTGCGCCCCATATTGACTAATTGGTCAAATTACATTTGTGGATTTTGGGAGTCTGCGACTG